GCGCCCGTATTGAAGGCGTAGACTATTGGGTTTCTGGATGGATTAAGAAAAAGGACGATGGCACCCCTTGGATGTCCATGTCTTACCAGCGCAAGGATGCAGCAGCGCCTGCACCTAAAGCGCAATCAGCGCAGGTTGACTTGGAGGATGATATCCCTTTTAAATAACCTCTAAGGGGCTAATCCCAACTCTTAGAGGATTAAATGGGAACTAAAGTTTGCCGCTGCTGTGGCGTTGAAAAGGAAATAACGACAGGTTTTTACACGCATTTTGCAATGGCAGATGGGTATCTGAACAAGTGCAAAGAATGTGTAAAAAACAGGGTTAAAAAACATAGGGCAGAAAATGATAGCGTTCGAGAATATGACAGAAAACGCTATTATACTGATCCAAAACGCAAAGAATACAGCAAGCGGCAAACTAAAAAATGGTATCAAGAGAATAAAGAGCGGGCCAAAGAATTAACTATTAGTTGGATTCAACGAAACCCAGAAAAACGAAAGGCTCATGGTGTGGTGTGGAGCGCTATTAAATCAGGAAAATTAATAAAACAACCATGTGAAATATGTGGATCACTTAAAGTAGAAGCGCATCATGATGATTATTCAAAGCCATTGTCTGTAAGATGGCTTTGCAAAACGCATCACACAGAACATCATAGAAAATACAAGGTGGTATAATGGCAGATCCTAAAGGGCTAGATTGGTGGAATGCTTTGTCGTATCGCACGACAAAATCAGGCCGCACTTATTACATCAAAGTTGGCAGTGCATCAGCTAAACCAGACAGTGATGTCATTCACTTGAAGTTAGACGCATTCCCGCTGCCAAATGACACTGGCTCTGCGTGGATTGTGCTGATGCCATCAAAGGACGCGGAAAAAGATGGCGACTCCGAAACTCATAGCGGATGAAGCTATTGAAGAAGCGTTGAACTACCTATCGACGAGTGCTGACATAGCAGCCGCCGCTAGGGGTGGGCGTCTCCGGGCAGAGTTTGAACGGAAGCGCGTCAAATCCAGACTCATCCTTCAGTCCAATGAAAAAAGCCTTGGACTGAGGGAGGCTTGGGCAGAATGCCATCCAGATTATACGGAGGCATGTGAAGCCGAAGTTAAAGCTCTGGAAGCTGACGAATACTATCGCAATAAAAGAAACGCATGTGACGCAATCATAGAGGCTTGGCGCTCAGAGCAAGCTAACAATCGGGCTGGATCATCATTCAAATAACAGGAGCGAAACATGAAAGCGACAAAGGAAGAAATAGAATTAACAGCGGAATTAGTTAATAAAATCAGTGATATTGTTTTTGAAGGATACGCGGAAAATGTGCAATACAGCGCACTTGCAACTATTGTAAGCACATTTTGTGTCGTAGCAGGAGAAGATAGAGAAGAGGCTGATGATATTGCCGCCCAATTTTTTGATCAATTAAAACGCTTAATTGGCATAGAAGATGAAAATGGAATTTTTTATATTAGGGGGCGTTTCAAATGAATGTAGATGACAAAACTTATCAAAGATTCATGTCAAAAGTGTCAAAAGATCAATGCGGATGCTGGATTTGGACTGGATCTATAAGAACAGCGTCTAGAGCAAATAATCTTGTGTATGGATCTATTTGCTTAAATGGCAAAGTTAAACTAGCCCATCGAGCCTCATGGGAGATACACAATGGGACAATTCCAGATGGTAAAATTATTTGCCATTCTTGTGATAATCCTAAATGTGTTAACCCAGAACATTTGTGGGTAGGAACACAAAAAGATAATATTCAAGACGCATGGAGGAAAGGCAGGGGTAAAGGTAATGTTTTGCCCGGAGAAAACCACCCTAATGCTAAATTAACTAAATTAAATGTAAAAGAAATACGAGAAAGCGATATGATTGGAATTGAATTGGCAAAAAAATTTAATGTTTCTAAAGCAACAATATCAATGATTAAAAACAATAAACTTTGGAGGGAAGCTTGAACGAAGATGTTGGAACAACTAAGCGCGGATCACTATCAAGAAACAGGAAATTAAAAATATGGGAAAGGGAAAAAGGGAAGTGTATGGTTTGTGGGGTAAAGCTCACAACTGGCAATCTGATTTTTGAACATGTCCGCCCCCTTGCCTTAGGCGGTGCAGACGAGGATGATAATATCAGGCTTACCTGTAAGGGGTGCGCTTCTGATAAAACCAAGGACGATATGGCCCGCATCAATAAGGCCAAGCGTCAAAAGACGGCCCATCTGGGCATGAAGAAAAGCAAGTCCCCGATGCCCTTTGGCAAGGGATCTAAGTTCAAGCGCAAGCTAGATGGAACTGTAGTACGGAGAGACGAAGAATGAACGATCCAGACATCAACCCTAACATGGTGGAATTCCACGAGGCTTTTATTGAGGCTCTGGATGAGTTTATTCTTCACAGTATTGAAATCGGAGAAAATGACTTCGATTTAGAAGTGCCAGACGCATTCTCTATGATGGCTTCCCGCATGATGTTTATCATTGTCAGGGGTGTCATCAAGGGAGGCGTACCAAAAGAATCCTTCATCAAAACGATGGAAGATGTTTACGACATAACCAAGCTAACTTTAGCGGAACCTGAAGGAGGACTACAATGAGAAACATTGATGCTATAATCAACAAACTGGCCAACGAACAACAACGTTGCGAGCATCTGTTGATCGACGAAATCAATGCCGTCAAAAAGGCGACACAACTGTTCTTTGATAAGCAGGCACGGGAAGCTGACAGCTTCATCGCGCTCATATCTACGACTTTGGATGACATCATTAACCGCGTTCAAAATGGCTATCCAGCCAATGAGGGGTTAACCCATGATGACAGTGATCCGCTCCCGGCTATCGTTACTCGGAAAAAGATTCTTCCAGCCCAACTGGAGGCTGCCGAAAGAGCCGTTGAAGCCGAACTGGAGAGTGGAGCAAAAGACGCGGCGTAAGGAAGTCATTTGCAGCGATCCGTACAAAAGCTGCGATGATTGGGCCTGTCTGCTGGGATGCCAGTCAGACACTAGCAAACCTAAGGAAAGCTAACATGAAGTATGTAATCGGAATGCTAATTGTACTAGGCGGCGCTACCGCTGCTTATGCCTGCCAGACATATACCTATGTCGTAAACAACCGGGTTGTGACATGCACATCCTGCTGCTACGGCAACGGGAACTGTCAGGTTAACTGTTATTAAAAGGGTGCCCGGAGGGACAGAGAGGGAGGGGGAGTATGCCCCTCCGGGCTTCCGCCGAGGCGGAACTTATTTCAAGCGGTTCTCCAAATGCTCAACCCGCTTTTCTAACTCTTTGATAGCCTCGATCAGGAGCGGCACAAGCTTCTCATACCGAACCGTCATGTAGTTCTGGCCACTGATGCTCTGGCCTTCAGCATCCGTATCAAAGGGAGCCGCTGCCACAGCCTGTGGGAGGGCCCTGAGAACATCCTGAGCCAGTACACCAACCTCTGTGGTGCCGTCAGCTAGCCCACGCCCTACCAGAATATGATTGGGGCGGTAGAAGACGCCCTTGATGCAATTGAGGCGGCGCAACGGGGCCTCAATATCCTCAATGCCTTCCTTCAGACGCTCATCCGAATAACCAGCCGTGATCTTACCACTGGCCCGGATTTCGCCCACAACGCCGCTGGCAGCGGTGCCAACGCCAAGGCTATCAAACCGGGTAGTAGTAGATGATGGATCAAGGTTCTGGGGCGCGGAGAAGCCCGGACGGTTATCTGAGAACCAGACATCCGTACCGTCAGCCCCAATAGCCGAACGATAGGTTTGAGGGGTTACAACGCCAACACTGCCTACCGCTGCCGTCTTAAAGGTAACGGTATAGGCACCTGTGGTGTTGTTATAAACCAACCATTCGCCACCAATCCCAGCCGGGAAGTAGATGGTGATGTTGGCTGAAATGGCCCCTGTCAACACGATACGGAGGGCCTGCGATTGGCTCTTTGTCAGAGTGACATCCGCATTGGTAAGGGAAAGGCTAGTTACCCCACCAAAGGCTTTATCTAGAATGTCAGAGTTGCCGTTTACCGGGATTTCCCAGTCGCCAACATAGTCGCCATTGGCTGGCTTCTGTAAGTCCTTATTGGTTGTGTATGTCGAAGCCATTACACGTTCCCTCTAGCGATTTTTAGAGCAGTAGCTACAGCATCATCTGGCATGGACAGGATATCCTCTGTCTTCTTGCCGATCTGCTTACGGGTTAGATCAATCTCACGCATCAGAGCTTCTGCTACAGCACGGGCGCTCTTAACACGGCCACCTGACTTATAAGCGATACGGCCACCGTTAGCCTGTTCTTTTGCCTGATCCAGTGTTGCTGCTGGAGCTACGACACCACGGGCATAAACACCGCGCTGCAAATCTTCAATGAGCTTCTCACGGGCTTGCTGATTGGCAACGCCTTTAGCCTTCAGGATGTCATCAAGCTCCTGACGGCTTTTTGTCATTAAGTCAGCCATACCGGATTCATAGGCTTTGCCGCGTGTGCCACGAACGACATTCGGCACAAAATCAATGGCCTTCTTAGCCAAAACCCATTTGTTGCTAAAATCTTCGGCAGGGGGCTTTGTTTCCAGCATAATGCCAGATTGAGTTCTTTTTCTAGCATTATCTAGTTCATTCATAAGCGCATCAGCATTTGCTTTACGCTTTGCTTCTTTCTCTGCAAAATCAACGATGCCACTGACTTTCTTTTTGTCTTTATCGTTGAAAATCAGTTCAAGGTTTTGACGGGAATAATCAGCCTCTCCCTTTGCTGCTTTTTTGATGGCAGCAAGATCATTTGGGGATGTACCAAGCATTTCATCAATACGTAGCTTAGCACCAGCCTCAACATATTCACGCATTTCAGGGTTTTTAACTAAAAACCTCTGCACATCATTAGGAGAAACTGGATTTTTGGCTGTACCCATAAAGTTGTAGCCAAAATCAACAGCTTCCTTTTGCTTATACATTGTCTCATAAGTTTTAAATGGCTTTTCAACGCCCGGAATTTCTTTAAGTTTGTCAGATAATCTTGTGTTCACTTCCCCCAAAAGACGCGACTTATTTAGCTCTCTTGGGCTTACTACTGTCATGCCATCTGAAAAGCCATTTTTCATCATGCCAGCAATGGCTTGACGGGCATTATCAATGGCTTCGGGACGAGTCTCAAAAGTGCCAGAACGTCCAGTTGCTGGCCCAGCCATAAATTGGACTTCACGCTCTGGATTCAAAAGCATGTTACGCACGTTCATTAAAGCAGAACGGATGGGCCCTTTGGCTGTCGATATTTCTTTATCAAGATCAGTAATGATGTCTCTTACCTGAACTTCATAACCCTTTTCAGTAGCTGTTTTTAAAGCGTCATTAAGCTCTTTACTTGCTTCCACCTTTGGAAGCTCAATCATTTCCTTAATTGCGCGCTTGTCCTGCTTAACAGGGCCAAATGCAGCAGTAACAGCATCATCAATGCGCGATTGAGTGCCAGCTTCGCGCTTCATCAAAGCATCAGCTAATTGCTGTGATGCTTCATTATCTTGACGCATGACAGATTTAGCGGCACCTAAAGCATTAGGATCATCAAGCAGCATATCGCCAGCTTCTGATCCGATTGTAATTCCGCCGCGCTTTTCAGCGTTTGAGACAAGAGCATCCAAGCGGTTCTTAACGCCGCGTGGCAGCGCATTCCACAAATTATCAGCGTCTACAATCGCCCCAGCCCAACCAAGGGCTTTGCGTCCAACCGTCATTGCACCCGGAACAGCAGCAGAAATACCACCTTCAAGAGCAATTTCTGTAGGATCAAACGTCTCTTCACCTGTAAGGGATTTAACCAGACGTTGGCGGATAGCCGCATCTGCTGCACCTGCCGCGCCCATAGCAGAAAAACCAGCCGCTGGGCCAAGAGCAAAAGCAGAAGCTGCCGCTACACCTGTTGGAATAGCCAAAGCACCGCGCGTAAACATCTTGCCGAAGTCCAGCAAGTTAAAGCCGGGCTTATCTAGGTAGTAGATATCGCCTTTTTCCTGCCCTTCAGCAGCAGGCATTTGCATGTATGGGAATCCAGCAGAGTCGATTTTATACTCTGCATTAGGCACATCGCGCATGATAGCGCGGGCTACTAAATTTGGATCATCTGAAAGCGTTGCTGCATAAGCTGATTTACCTAAGCCCGGCATTTCAGCAATTGTCGGAGCTTCAGGATAGTCAGGCTTTTTCTTCTCTTCACGCGGCGGAAGATAGCCAGCCGAAAGCTCAGAACCCAGCTCCATAGAAGGAGTTGCATTTATCTCTTTGGCGGGCTCTTCAGCAATAGGAGCGCCATAAAGAAAGCCTTCCTCTTGCTGTTGTGCTGTAGGAGGCACATCGCGGGGAGGTTTTACAAAGTCAGTAATTGGAGCGCCATAAAAGATACCATCTTCCTGATCAGAAGTGGCCTCAGGTGCTGGCTGAACTGTCTCGTCCATTACTGAAGCGTCTCCAACTTAAACTTAGGAACAGTTTGTCCGTTACGATCTGTTTCTAAGCCAAGGAATTTAGCACGTTGCAGTTTCTGGCTGCGATACTGGCCCGGTTCAAGGATATAAGATTGCCCCGGAACCAATTCACGCGGATTGGTTGGAGTACCGCCACGAACAGCGACATTCTTTTTAGCCTCATCCACAAAGCGATTGATGTCATTTTCTGGCTTGCGAGCCCATTCCATTTCAAATTGGGTTCTATCAAATTTTTCGTACCCAACTCGCTTGGCCTCTTTAATGGCATCAGCATCACGCTTATCCATCCAGTTATTAAGGCCATTGGTATAGCCCACAAGAGCCCTATTGGCTTCTGGCTGCATACCGGGGTTGCTGTTAGCATTCTGTGCCGCTTGCAGCTCCATATTAGTAAACCGCTGCCCCAAACCAAGGTTTTGAATTTGGGCAAATGAGTTAGATGTCTGATCCTTAACAAACTGTTCAAATGCAGCAGCATTAACAGTCGCACTCTTAATGATATTTGGATCAAAGCCCATCGAACGGAGCGCACCTTGAATTTGCCCCTTCTCCTGAGCAAATGCACCAGTTTCATACGTCTGCATAAGCTGTTCAAGGTTTCTGTTGCGGCTTCTTAATTCTTGGCGCGCACGCGATTGCTGAGCAACTGTATCAAAATGCTTCATATTTTCTTCAAGATACTTCTCTTGTTTCTTCGTTTCTATTCCCTGTTTACGTTCTTGCTCTGCTTTTTGCTCATAAGCAGGAAGACGAATAAAGTTTCCGTCCTTATCGCGGAAACCCTGATCCTTTTGCAAAGCCTCTTCAGCTTTAGCGCGACGATCCTCATAATATTTGAAACCTTCAGGATCTTTCTTTTTTTGAGCTTCCCAATATTCAGGGTTCTTTTCGTTCGGTATTTTTGCCCAAACATTTTGTTTTTCAGTATTTGGCGTGCCTTCAGGGGCAAAAACCTCCTGAACAGCCGCTGGCTGAATAGTTGCCTCAGGTTCAGCTTCAGCCCTACGTTGAGGCTGAACTGGAGTGGGTGTTGGGATAGGAGCCGCACCGCCTTCTGGTTTAGGCGCTGTTTCTGATGGTGGAGCCGCTTCAGGCGCTTTAGGAACCGGAACAACACCAGCACCAGCAGTTCCACCAGCCGCTGGCGGAGCAACACCAGCAGTTGTCGGTATCGGCACCCCAGCTTGCTTAAACAACTGCTGAATGTAATCAGGCAGTGGAACGCCAGACATCTTATAGTTGCGGATTGTCTCAGTCATAGAAGCAAGCAACTGACGGGCCGCATTTTGCTTGGCCACTTCAGCCTGCTCTTTAGAGACGCCAATCTTTTGTTCTTCAAGGCCAAGCTGTTCTTTTCTAATACCAAGCTCAGCTTGTTTGTTGAGGCTATCGTTATAGACGTTAGACGCGGCCTGCATACCAGCGCCCAACTGCTGCCCGAACCAAGGCGACGGGCTAGCTGCCATACCGGCAAAGAAAGCAAAGAGAGCGCGTTTCTGGATCGGATCAAAGTCACGATCCATAATGGATTCAATGACGCTGCGTTTTCCTTCTCCGGCCATGCCGAAGTTCCATTTGCGATCAGATGCCGCAACTGACGCCTCGGCTGAAGGAGACGGACGAGCGCGGCCAAGGCCAGCGCTTGATGACGGTTCATAATTGGCAGACATTTTTTCAGATGCCCATTTCAAAGCATCATTGCCCGTCCATTCTGACATAGGCTTACCGTCTGATGTCCTAACATTTGAGTTAGCTGCAACAGCCTGACGATAATTAGGAAGAGTTGCTGCAATAGGTGCGTTAGGATCACTTAGGACGCTTTTAGCTCCCCCAGTTCCAAAGAAATGCCCGAGGTAAACTTTTGCGGCAGCATTTGGATCATCTGGGCTGGTAAGCGCACGATAGTTTTGTCCAATATATTGAACACCATGTTTGATATTATGTTCTGGATCAAAAACCTTGGAGTAATCCCCTCCAAGTCCTTCAAGTGTACCTTTAGTAATCTGGAATACGCCCTTAGCACTGGATGTTCCGGCTTCTGCCGTTGGCGAAAAACGGCTTTCAGCACCAGCAATCTTCTTGGCTATTTCAAAAGGAACGCCTTGGCGCTCTGCTTCGGCGCGAATCATTTCAACAATAGGATTAGTTTTTGCAGCTTTTGGCGCTTCAGTTGGAACAACTCCAGCACTAACTGGCTGTGGCGCTGGTTGCGTAGCAGATACTTTTTCAAATGCAGCAGGAGACGGAGCGGCTTCATTTTTAGCAAACAAAGGCGGCAAATCAGCCGCATTGCGCGCCATTGTTGGGACAACGCCAACTTTTGGTTCAGCCTCGCGCGCTGGTTCGCGAACTGGCTCAGGCGATGGAGCGCCAGCATCAACTCTACGCTCAACGTCGCCAAAAGAAGCAACACGAACTGGTTTATCTTCCGAAACAACAACAGTTTCAGGAGTAACTGGAACATCTTCGCCATCAGCAAAACGGCGACGAGCAGAAGCTGCTCCACCAAGGGCAAATGTCAGTCCAGATAGCACATCACCAAAGCCCTCAGACAGATCAATAATTTTCTGTCCTGCTTCAGCGGCAGTTGGTGCTGTAAATTTATCGTATATTTTTCCAAGCCCTTCGGCAGCACCTTTAAAATCTTGGGCAGAAGGCCCTTGGGCTGGGCCGGGAGGCGTGCCACCAAAGTTAGGCTTGCTGCCGCCGATCTTGGCCAGTTTCGGGATCTGGCGCACTTTCGCCGGAACACCCGAAACATAAGGCACCATCGGATCTTCTTCCTCGTCGATGGTATGCCCACCGCCTGCAAAGTTATGGCGCTGGCTTGTCGGAACAACACCGCCACCCATAGAACGCACGGAATCATCCGTTGCTTCTTTATAGTCAACGCCCTTCAGGCCATTGATGGTAGTAACAGCCTCAGGATGCTTTTTCTCAACTTCCTGAGCCAGAAGGCCGATCTGCGTCGTATGATCGCCCTTATAGTTAAAGCGATAAATCGTCTGCCCATCGTTTGTCTTACCGATAGGCTTAACATTTTCCTTAACGCGCTTGTCCGACATGATCGAACCAAGAGCGCCCAAGGCACCGAAGATTGTTCCAACCGGGCTTGGAGCCGCCTGTTGGCCTGTGGTGGTGCCGCCCATTTGGCCGCCCACGCCAGTAGCCAAGTTGGCGAAGAACTGAGCCTGCTGGTAGGGATATGCCTGTGCGCCCAGATACTGATTGTAGTAGCCAGTATTGATGGCTTGCTGCACAGCCTGCTGCTGAGCGCCTGCGGCCAACTGAGCCTGAGCGCCCTGAAGGACAGAACCCTGAAGCCCCGTACCAAGGCCAGCCAATTGCTGAGCGCCCTGCATCTGACGGGCAGCATTGGCTACGTCAGCCGCATAGTTGACGCCCTGTTGTTGGCCAAACAACCCAGCAGCCTGCCCATAGCCCTGATTATAGATATTGGACATGGCCTGAGCCGTGGCCAAATCCTGCTGCCTTGCCATGTTGGCAGCCGCAATACCTGCACGATCACCACCAAAGGCACCAGCTCGGATAGCGCCACTTTGTAGCGCCTCCTGTTCCTGCTTTTGCTGCTCCCGCAAATTGGCAAACGTCGCATCCGCCACATACTTTGTATATGGCGACATATACTGTTCAAGAGCGCCTTGACTGAACTGCTGCGGCGTAATCGGGGTATTAGCCGCGCTAGTTGTCATTTGGGTAGCTTGCCCAAAATAGGGAATAGCCGTCCCTACTGCGCGGTTGACGTTATAGATACCGGATTCTTGGGTTGGCGTCAGTGGGGCAGTAATCTCACCCGTATAAGGCTGATACTGCTGCCCCATCGCCGCACGGCCATAGCCAAGGGCTTCTTTATAGGCTGCAACTACCTCTGGTGGAGGGGTAAAGGTTGAAGAGCTAGAACCCTTGGAAGAACCCACTTGTAACCCCTACCTTAATTTAAGGTGCCGTGGCCTGTTTTGGCACCGTACAGGAAGAAAGCACCTGCCTGCGGCCCAAAATGCCGTTCATAAAGAGCGATTTTAGCATCAGTCCTGTCATTTGACAAAACACCAATGGCTAATGGCATTTTCAAGCTATCTGCCGTTTTCTTGGCAAATTCAATCAAATGCCTTGCTCTTCCACCCGCCGCATGGCGATAGTCTGGATGAACATAAATGCACATCTCTTCAATGAACTCCGTATCGGAGTACCAATAGTTAGAGACGCGCAACAGGATAACCCCTGTCAATTTACCATGCTCGCCAATGACGCCGCAAATGCCGCGAATCCGGTATAAGGCTGGGCGCAACATCGCCACAACCTTAGCCTCATTCAGCTCAAATAGCCCATTCTCGTGATGAACGAGACGAGCCAAGTCCAATATTCCGGCCTCATCTTCCGGCTCAGCCACGCGGACATAGATTTCCTCCTGCGGCTCAATAGGTTTAACCGGGGCCTTACGGCGCTTGCGTTGACGCTTAGGACGTTCCTGAACCTGCATTAGAAGCCTCCCTTAGTCTTGCCTTGGGCCGGGCAGCTTTTGCAAAGTCTTGATGGTTTTCTGGCGGATTGCCTTGATAAGCTCATCCAAGATCGCGTGGCCATAGTCCATATCTCCCTCTCCTATAACCAAGACTGTCTCTGGAGGGATAACGAACTCCCCTCCAGCGGCAATAATCGGGGTGGCCTGAACCTTCCCCTTCGGCCTAGCGCCCCCGCGCTTAGCCATCATAGCTTCTAGTATCTTAAAGCCATTTAGGGAATTGCCTTCCCCAATAGCTGAAACTTCAGCCGCTGGCACCACATAGGATCCAGCCTCAACGTGCATAGGCAGGTGATCCGTCCGGCCTGCCACAGAGGCAACGATTGGCCCTTTGTGAACCTTGGTAACATTTTCGTTACCATCAGCGCCGCCACCAGCAGCCTTTGGGGCATTCCGCGCCGTATTAAGAGCAATCGCTATTGCTTGCTTCTGAGGGTAATCCTCACCTACCAGCTTTGATATATTGCCGCTGATTGTTTTCTGGGATGAACCTTTAGCTAACGGCATTTTATGCTCCATCCGTCAGGCACCAGAACGAGATGTTACCCAAAACATCCCCCGTTCCGGCGTCAATACAAGCGGCTAATGTGTATATATCAGATGTTCCAGAGGCCGTAACACCAAGCTGAAGCCCCCAATTATATCCAGTTGTGGCAGTTAATGTTGAACTTGATTGGTTTGAAGAACCAACATAATCCAATTGAATGATATCTTGCTCATTAAACGTCATAGCTGTCGCACCAGTATCGACATCTACCTGCCCATCAGCCAAAGTAGCGCCCCACGTAGCACCAGTTAATGCTGCATTCCTGATTAGAGCTACGTTATAATACCCTGTATCTTCCGGGAAAAACGAAATACTAGATGGGATAACCACAGCACCTAAATAGCTAGAGTTAAGACGTATTGACACAATTGGCTCAAATGTCGTGCCAATGTTTGTTTTTGTAGCCAATCTGGCCACAAATGTACGACTTAGCTCACCGTAACCGCCTTCAGATATAACGGTAGAGCAAATCTGACTAAGCGTTGAACTAGATGCTGTGGCCCCAGTATTGGTAATTTCATACCGAATCGGAAGAATAGCTGTTTGCATATAAACAGCGGTTTGTAAGTTGGCATTGTTAAATGTGTGGCAAACGATGTATTGGCCATTGATAATGAAGCCGCAGCGCACTGTTCCTACGCCAAGCCATTCCATATCAATGAATAGAATCTGGGTTTTGGTTATGTCTAGCGTAATACCAGAAGGCCCAGTACCATCTAATTTGTCACCGTTCCAAGCCGATTGATCTACCTTGCGCGCATCACTCGCTGTTCCGCTAGTTTTTGTGCGGATAATGAATGATTTGGTGGCATCTGCAACTTGAAAGAAAATACCATTGTCTGTGTTAAAATAGCCGACACGCTGCCGCAAATTGGTTTTAGCCGCATTCATAACAAATGTAGCCATAACCAGCAGACTTTTGCCGGGCTGATATGTAAAGACACGCTTGGTTTGACGGACTACTTCCGAGCCAGAAGATGTCGTAACAGCTAAATCAACCGCTTTGGTGTTGGTGTTATATGTCGCTGTGCCGCCAGTTGCAGTTGATGCTGAAAACTGAGGATCAGCTTCATACCTATTTTGACTATCAAATAAGGTATACGGGTTGCTGACACGCAAACGGCCAAAAGCATCTACCTGCGTGCCGCCAAGCTGCACATAGGATGGATATGCTGGGCTAAACCCTAGCGGCGGATAAAGATTGATCGACATTAGCCCGGCCCTCCCCCGACTTTAATTGTCACCGCTGACGATGACGCATAAGCCTGAACCGTACCACCTGCCGCCAATACTTGCTGTCCAGTCCACTGCACAGTGCTATAGCCATTGATTGGAGCAGCATAAAAAAGGGCATTAGAAGCACCAGCGGTGCCACCAGAAGGAACAAGAGAAATGTAGAACGTGGCCGTTGTAGAGCCAGTATTACAAATCTCGATATCCACAATTGCCATCTGCGTATTGGCTGGAACCGTGTAGAGCGTGGCATAGCTTCCAGTCCCCGCTGATCCAGATGATAACGCCGCCCCCTTAGTATAAACGTATGTACCATTCAGCGCCTGAGCGATGCTGTTGATAGCAACGACGCCGTTTTTTTGTGCGGTTAAGATATCGTCTAAACTGGCCATTAGTACTTGCCCGCGCCTTGAAAGCGATAGCGCATGTTCCCCATCCTCCAGAAGGTGCCAAAGTCATTTGACGATATTCTGATGGATAGTAAACGGTTTCTGACACGAATAGACAGGTATTTTGTCTGTTGCGTCATTTGGTAGGGGCCATACACCGTTGGCGTTTCACCCGGATAGTTAACCCCATAAAATGTGACGTTCACAGTGGCATTGGGCGGCATGTCATAGTCGCCCCACTTCATGTCAGGCCAAACCTGATCAACCATCAAAAGCTGATCACCTTCGGCAATGACGAAGTAGCCAGTCTGCATGTACGATTCCATCGGCTGCGTATCGGCATCATTGCCGATTTCATGCTGATAGATGTACTGATCGACGCCTGCCCCAATTGGGTTGCCCAATTCCGACTGATCAATCCATGCAGTTCGGCCCAACTGGCCATAATCCCATGCGTCTAGCAGGGAGTTATACTTTACGTAGCTATCAACTTCATTGCTGTAAGCTGAAGGATAGAACCACGTAACTTCACCAAATTGAGCATTGGTGGCGCACCGGATCTTATCAACCTGATTGCGGTTGAGATTCTGGAAAACAACGTCCCACACCGGACATTGAATAACCTTTGCGCCTTCACCGGATAGGATGAAGAACTGGTTATATCCCATCCAGAAAGTAAGCGGGCCAGCTTGCCCAAACGCTTTTGGCGAAATCAGGCCGCATTCCGTCGAAATCTTGTTAAAGCCATATACCAGCGGATAGCCGACATACTGCATGGCATACAGATCAACGTCAGTCCAAAGCAGGGCCTGCTGGCTTGTTTGCACTGCACCAACAATACGGCTCCCAGTCGGAAGCCGATAAGAACCAGCTTGGTTTGTTGTTGATCCAGTCCAATCGTTAAAGTTCTCGTTATCGCACCAGCGAACCAACAAAGGATCAACTTGTGTGCCAAATGTTGATCCATAAGCGATAATCTGGCGTTGCGGCATTGCAACAAAGCACCCCAGATTAGCTGTAGGTGCTGTACCAGAGATAATCTGAACAACTGTTTGAGGGCCAGTTGGATCCCAATAATAGATAGCCCCACCGCGCGGGTTAGCAATTAGGATCTGTCCCCAGTTATCAAGGCTCCAATCTGTCGCTGTAATTGGAGTTCCAGCATTCCCAGATGGCGTTGTGCCGTTACCAAACCCACCAGCACCAAAAGCGTTTTCACCAAAACCCTGTGGCGGGAGGGGAGGGTTATATGCTGTAAAATAACGGGCTAAGACATTTCCACCATTGTCAAATGCACTATCACCAGATGTCGCTGTGTTGGCAGCATTAAAATTAAATGTGTTAACACCTGTTACCTGAGCAACAGAATAGACACCACTTAATGTAAGTCCACCAACTGATAATGGAACATTGACTTCAATGATATCGCCAACACCTAAGCCATGATCATTAAATGTGCATGTAACAACGCTAGAACCATTAACTGTCGTAAATTCACGTAAGTCACCGCCATTGGCCACAGAAGACGTAGCATTCACGGATACATTAATTTCATAATCATCAACGCTATTAACTTGCGTAATGGGATATGGCCCTTCAAGAATAAGGCCACCTACAGATACTGGCGTCCAAAAATAGACGTAATCAAACGTCGATTTATCCGATCCAGTATCTACAACGGTAACTGTTGAACTACCCGCTGTTGTTGTAAAATCAGGCGCAAAATTACGATCTTCAATTGTTGGCGTAATATTGATTTGGTTATTATTTGTAATGACGCTTAGGCTGCTTTCGGCACCAACTGCAAGATGCTTAACAGCGTTCAGATCACTCCAAGCATGGATAGCGCGAACAGGTGATCCAATCTTATTGGGATAATACTTAACCCATCCACCCATTTTCTGAGGCAAGCCAAATCCCTGCCGATCCGGCAAAAAGCGGATAAGCTGGGACTGCGAAATAGCTGCCTCATTCAATGCAGGCGTTTTAACCGTATCCACGCCCGGCAAAATTTTCAGTGCGCCGTGCGGCATGAATTATCCTCTTGTTGGCGCTGCAACGGGGGATGGGCTCATGGATGTCCAACCGACACTTTCAAACTTACGCCGGAATTCTTCAACCGTAGCGCCCTTCAGAAGCGCATTGTATTGAGCCTCATATGACATAGCCATTTGAGGATCATCGCTCTGACGGCCAAAGTCGCGCTGGTAAGCAGAAATAAAGATCATAGAAGCCATGATGAACAAATCTGGCAGGTAAAGACTGATAAAGGTTGTCGTATTCGTAGCCGACAACGAATCTGGACGGATTGTGCCAATAATCTCTAGCGGATAAATCGCATCAGGCCACGGGCCAAAGATCAGCGTAGTATCATTTAAAAGAGCAAAATACCTTGGAATGGCAGATACGGTGGGAGATCCCCATACGTTGTCCAGATACTCTTTTGTGACTGGCAGAAGCGGGTTGCGCGTTGTCGTATTTGTCAAAGCATTTACGTTCTGGATGGTAACAAATGTCCCTTGCGGGATAGTTACCGTGCGAACACCAGACGCCGTAGCTGCCTGATTATATGTCTGAACAGTGCTGAGAAGATCCAAATCACGGTATATGCGATTTTCTGCATAGGTAATCATCTGTGGCAGGAGAATGACAAAGTTGGGATCCGTCTCCGGCACAATGGCCAGATTGGCAATCTGTGTCACATATTGGGAATAGGTTAAGCCCGTTGTCATTTCTCACCCTTACAGAATGCGTCCCTACGGGCATTATTCACTTTGACTTGGACGATGGTTTCGTCCGTATCAGCAATGTCCCAACGGATACCCTTCCAGACGGAGCAGGCACTGCTAGCGCCTGTACCCATCGTCTGAGCGCAGGCTGTCAGGAGAAACATCGACACTATCACCAGCCCGAATCGCATCTTGCGTCCTCGTCAGGGTATCCTTGATGCCCCTTGCCTCTATCCGCCTTTCAGCATCAAGGCGTACTTTAACATAGAAACCACCCAAAATCAGCAAGATCGCCACAACTCCGGCAATCCAGCGGCCAATTGGGCTGAAGAGAAAGGCAATCATGCCCCTTCTTCCTTTAGCCTCTGCCAGCGCCAGTACCAAATGGCAGCCGCTGCCACGATAATCAGGACAGTTAAGATAAATGAAGGACTCTTTAATAAGTCCAATAGGCTAGTAAAGGTATCACCCGTTTCCTTAACTTGCTGCGCTGCATCATTGACGGCTGATAGGGTGGCCGCACCACCTGTCAACAAAGCGGCATTGCCCTCTTTGGACTTAACCATTGTCTTAGAGGGTTGGGGCAAATCAGGCGTCAGGCGGGCATCCTGTTTGATGGCTTTGTTATCATCCACACCCCGCCAAAGGGCAGACTCTGCACGGCGACGGCGAACCAAGCCCGGAAGCTCCTTACCTCCAGCCTTAGTCCACTTCATCAGCTCAGCCGGGACGGCATCATACTGCCCAGCATTGAGCTTCTTTAGGAGGGTAGACTTCTGGAAAGCCCCAAGGCCCACATTATAGGTAAAGCTAACCAAGGCATCGAATTGATTCTGTGTCAGGGGCACCTTAACAGCAGCCTCTACCCCATCCTCAAACTGAACCAGATCCTGAGCCAGTATCTTCATGGCTTGGGCATTGGTGATTTCCATGCCCGGAACAACCTTGGGAGGGCCAGCCGCTGAGGTATGGCCAATGCCAATCGTATATACCCCTGCCGGGCACTTATAAGCCTTCAGCCTAACGCCTTCAAATTCCTTGATTAAGTTGATACCGGCTGTGCTGATTTTCATTATCTAAATCCTTTAAAGGAGCCTACCCATGTTATGATAGACATAACACCACCGCCTAAAGCTGCTCCAATAGTCCCAACTGTTACCATCATCTTCCAGCCGCCTTGGGCTGAATGCAAGATTTGTAAAGTCTCCGCTTGAAAGT